TACCCTTCTAGCGGGCGGAGGAACGCAGTCATTGAGCATTTCGGGTTCTGGAGTGTTTACAGATGACCCGCAAGAGCAAGCAGTTAGAACGGCTTTTTATGCTCAGGCTAATTCATCAGATGGGTCTGCCGCACAGACTGCTGCATTCGAGAAGTTTCAAGTGTTTGTGCCAGACTTAGGTACATTTACAGGTAACTTTATGATCGCAACAATGGGCTATTCGGGGGAGTTCAACGGAGAGGTCACATATGACCTTACCCTTGAAAGCTCTGGATATATAACTTTCGCGGCAGCATAAAATGGCTTGGATCAGCGTTGATATTAAGGTTGGCGAATCAACCCTATCTGGTTGGTCCAAGAACGATCAAGAGTTCACAATACCTTTTTCTCCTGACTTTGGGGCGGGCGACCGCTTCAAGGTTGGAAGAAAGACATTCGTGTCTGTCACGGTGACAAACGTGGCGGGGCGTAGTGAGCAACTTCTAATAAGTGGAAAGGAAGTAAACAATGTCGAACCCAAAGAGAGGCGAGATAAAAGTAAGTCTGGGAGAAAAGACCTACGACTGCAAGATAAACATGGACACGATAATGAGGATTGAGCAGAATTGTGGGCGTGGAATACTAACTATTGCTAACGGTCTATCGAAGGCAGAAATGTCTACGCAAGATATGGTTTCGATTATGACGCCTGTGCTGCGCTCTAGCGGAGAGGATCTTAAAGACAAAGATGTTGGAAAGATCATCTGGGAAGCGGGGCTAACGGAAGGCTTGCGCGTTATTGCCGAAGTGGTGGCGTTTATTATTGGTGGGGAAGATCAGGGAAACGTAGCAGCGGTGGGGTAAAAGTTGAATCCTTCCCTTGGGATGACTGGATCGGTCTTGCCTTGGGAAAGATGAGAATGACAAGCTCGGAGTTTTGGGGGCTTTCATTACAAGAATTTTACCTTGCCGTTGATGGCTTTTCTGAATTTCATGGCGGCAATAAATCCGCCCCGCTTGGTAGAGATGAGCTTGAGGATTTGATGGAAAGGTATCCTGACTAATGGCTACAACAGTTGATACCCTTCTAGTCCGCATTGAGGCGGATATGTCTGACTTGCGGCGCGACCTTGCCAAGGTTGCAAAGACTACGGAGCAGCAAACCAACAGAATGGCAGACGGCTTTCGTAAGGTGCGAAATGCTATTGTTGCCATTGGTGGCGGCGCTCTGTTTGGGACATTCCTTAAAAGTACGGTTATGGTTGGCGCTCAGATCGAAGGACTTGAGGTTCAACTTAATGCGCTCCTCGGGTCTGCCGAAGAGGGCGGCAAGGCCTTTGAGAATATGCGTAGGTTCGCCTCAAAGGTTCCATTCTCTTTACAGCAAATCCAACAAGGCGCGGGTGGTCTTGCGGCGGCGGCGGGGAATGCGGACGAGCTAGGCGAGCTTTTACAATTAACAGGTAACATTGCCGCGCAGTTCAATCTTCCCTTTGAGGAAGCGGCGGCAAACGTGCAACGAGCATTGTCTGCGGGTATAGGCGCGGCGGATCAATTTAGAGATAGAGGCGTTTCCGCCTTTGCGGGATTTGAGGCGGGCGTAAGTTATAGCGCGGCGGAGACTGCTAGGAAGTTGCAAGCCGTGTTCGGCACGGGTGGAACCGCAGACGGCGCTATGGATGAGTTCGCCAAAACTACGCAGGGCGCGTTGTCTATGCTTGGTGACGCGGTTTTTAACTTCCAAGCGGTAGTAGCGGGATCTGGATTAAATGCTGCCTTTATAGACCTCACTAACCTTTTGACTGGATTGATAAACGGATCTAGACAATTTGCGGCTGTTACGGGCGTTTTATTAGGCAGAGTGCTTCGTGGTGTAAGCGCAATAATCGCAAAAGTCGCTGAAAATATGGATACGCTGCTTTTCATGTTTGCGGGATTTGCCGCCTTTAATTTTGCTATGGTTATCGGTGGGGCTACTAAAAGATTTATTGCCTTTGCTGCCGCTATTCGTGCGGCGGGTCTTGCTAGTATTTTGTTAAATAAAATAACTAGAAAAAATATTCTTGGGATTACTTTTGTTGGTGCTGCCCTTGCTTTAGCTGGCGGGAAGCTTGAAGCTTTTGAAGGTAAAATAGCGGGGTTTTTTGACCGCGCCATGCAAGCTTTGCCAGATAAAGTTAAAGCAAGCATAGATGATCTATCAGATGAACTTGACCTAGCACTGAAAGCTATCAATGAAGCAGAGGGAAAAGAAAAACAGACAAGCCCTAGTAATATAGAAATAGGCGGCGCGGGGGTAGATACCAAAAGTTTAATAGATTTGAGAAAAACTATTGATAGCATAACGGGCGGGACGCGAAGCTTAACAGAGGATTTAGAGAAGCTAAAAGCAATCGGTGCGGATAGTGATTTATTTGTGGGCGCTCAAGACGCTATAGCGAGATTAGAACATCAGTTAGAATATGAAACCAATCCTGCTTTTGCCTCTTTTGTCGATTCAGCTATGGCTCTTGGGGATGGCGTTCAGAGCGCGTTTCGGCAGATGTTAGACGGAACGCAGCTAACACTAGCAGATTTTGGCGAGATGATAAAGTCAGCTGTCAAAGATGTCGTAGCGCAGATATTCCGATTAGTTGTTATAAATCAAATGCTTAACGCAATGTTTCCTGGGTTGGGGTTGCAGACATCAACGCTGCCGCAGATACTTGGAAGAGCGGGCGGCGGGTCCGCTTATGGCAATCAGCCAATGTTGGTTGGAGAGCGCGGGCCAGAGTTATTTGTTCCTCATAGCGCGGGCAGTGTGATGAACAATGCAAGCTCGAAAGGGGCGCTAGGCGGCGGCTCTACGGTGGTCAATCAGACAATCAACATAGAGACAGGCGTATCGCAAACGGTGCGGGCGGAAATGCTATCGTTGCTGCCAGTCATAAAAGCGGATACAATGAACGCGGTAGCCGACCAGAACAGGCGCGGCGGATCATATAGACAGGCTCTTGCGTAATGGCTCTAATCACAATGCCCTCAACCCCTGCTTTCGTAAGTTCGCGCTGGTCTATGGCGCGGGCGGTGGCTAGTTCTAAAAGCCCCTTTACGGGTCACGAGCAGGTTTATCCCTACGACATGGCTTGTTGGCAAGCCACAATGACCCTGCCGCCCATGAAGAGAGCACAGGCGGGCGCGTGGCAAGCCTTCTTTATGCTTCTTAAGGGTAGGGCGAACACGTTTCTCTTGGGTGATCCTGACGGCAAATCGCCGCAGGGCGGGGCAACAACTTGCTCGGTAGCATCGACGGGGGCTATAGAGGCAACCTCAATAAGCTTAACGCTAAACGGAACAGTCAAGGCAGGTGATTATGTGCAGTTCGGGACGGGTGCAACCTCTCAACTGCACATGATAACGGCGGATGCAAACGCGGGGACTGTAACGGTAAGCATAGAACCCGCCCTTAAGGTTGCGGTTGGAACGGGGACTGCGTCAGTGCTTAATACTGCATGTGTTATGAGGATGGACAGTAACGATTTAGGTTGGGACGCCGACCATGTTAGCAAGTATGGCTTTTCCTTTAGCTGTACGGAGGCATTATGAAATTGAGCGATGCAATACTTTCTCCCGCAGTTGCCGCTGGCATAGCTATTGTTGCCGCATTAGGCGCGATTTTAAGGTTCGTATTTACTAACCAAAAAAAGATCGCGGTTCTTGAAGCCCGCTACGATGATATAAAATATCTTCTCAAAGAAATGCGCGATGAGCAAAAAGAGCTAAGACGCGACGTTCAGAATTTAGCCCGCAAATAAAATGTGATATGATGGGGCCATGATTTGCGCCCTAACCTCTATTGCTTTTGGAATGTATCCCTTTGGGGTGATGTTCAAGGCGTGTCGTTATGGATGCCCGCCGCCTTCGTTTTATTATCATTATCCAAAGGTCATAAGAATAATCCCAGAGGCTCAGTGCCCCCGTTATGTAATTGTGGGGCGTGATACATGATTGATCCATTTACAGCGCTTGCAGCGGTCAAATCTGCGGTGTCAGCGGGCAAAGAACTGGTCAATGTAACCAAGCAAATCGGAGAGTTCTTCGATGGAGTGGATGATTTACGCGCTGCCCATGAGAAAAAGAAGAACAGCCTTTTTTCTGGGTCTGATGAAAACGCT